TACCACTGTCGGCCTGTAAGCTATCTAGTTCAGCTTGTGTAACCGTCATGTTTAAGGTTACTGGTTGGCGCACACCGTTTCGCAAAATGGTTGGGTTTGTAGCCGTGCTACGTTCAATTTTAATCATATTATACCTCGATTTGTGATATGTTGTTGTGTTTAACAACATTTACCTTTTCTAGTAGTGGATGTGTGAATCCATGTGATACTAAAAAGGTGTTTAAGTGTTCTTCGCCTAGTAAAACTTCTACTAATCGCTCTTTGCCGTCTACATCAAGTGCTTCAACAGTTTCGTCCAGGATAAGTAAGTTAATTCTGCTCGAACTTAGGGTCTGCATTAGCTTGCGAATTGCCAGCAGTGTAGCTACGTTAACTCTAGCGCGTTCTCCACTGCTTAGTGCAAGCATTTCAATATCGCGACCATTGTCTGTGATAACCACGTTTAGCTTATCGCTGGCACTGATCTTAAAACCAATTTGAAATCTGCCATCACTTAAGTCCACAAGATAAGTATTGGTGATTTCTTCCAAGTCTTTGACCAAGCACTCAATTTTGTAAGCAACTAGTCCAGTTGTTGAAAACGTTTTTGTTAGCACATTAACAATGCTCATGCGCTCTGATAGCTCATGCAAGTTATTGCTGTAAGTTTCCAGCTCTGCATTCATTTCAGTGATCTGCGATGAAATGGACTCTACACGAGCATTGTGTGCACTAGCAGCTAAGTTGTGTTTTTCGGCTTGTGCAATTGCGGTTTTTAATCCAGCAATTGCAGTTTGTAGTGCACGAAACTTTGAGTCTAGCTCATTTTTGTCTAGTAAGTCTTCTGGTAGCTCAGTGTTAATAAGTGCATGATACTTTTCCCACTCTTCACGAGACTTACTAGCCTGTTCCCAGACTTGTGTACGCTTGGCAATATCTGTGCGCAGTGCATCCAATTCACTAATACGTGCTGTTAATGCTGCATTGCTTGCTTGAGCACTTTGTTGAATAGTTTGCTGCTCAGCTACTAATTCAGCAATTTTTGCTTCATTAATTTCTTGCAGGCAAGTCGGGCACGTTCCGTGCAGTGCAGCAATCTTTTTAACAAATGCTTGTGAATCGCGAATTGTCTTTGAATGCTCAACCACTTGCTTGTCTAGTTGTGCAGTTTCTAGTACTAATGGCTTGACGTTTTCAGTTGGTTTTTCAGGAATAGGAAATAGCTTGATCTTTGACTGTACTTGACGGTAAGTATTGTTTTGCGTGATCTTTTTATTAGTCGAGTCAAGCCCAACAATCTGAGTTTCTAATTCGGCACTGCCAGTTACAAGTTCGTCTGGAATGACAGGAACTGCTTGCAACACCTTAGGGTTAAGATCAGTTTTTGCATACTTGTCTAACCAACTGTTTACTGTAGCTACCTGAGCTTGAACTTTGGCTATATCACGGCTAAGTTCTTGTGCTGTTTCCTTAAAAACTTCTTGTGCTTGAGTGTACTTGCCTAAGTTTAGGATTTCAATCAAAAACTTTTTACGAGCCGTATCAGGAGCAGTTAAAAACTCTAAACTACCTGCATTTGACTGATAAACAATTTGTGAGAATGTTTTGTGGTCAAAACCTAGGATTTCTTCAACGGCTTTGTAAGTTTGTGTGCTTGTGTGTGCACTAATGTCTACGCTACCTCGAAACAGCTTGACGGTTTGCGTTGATCCTCGACGAGTTTTTATTGTGTATTCAACACCGTCTTTTTCAAACACCAGTGAGATTTCGTAGTGTTTGTCGTTAACATAACGATTAATAATATCTGCTTTTTTAATTGACTTTGAATTCTTGTTGAACAGTACTTCTTCTAGGATAAGTGCAATAGAGCTTTTGCCATGACCATTCTTGCCTACTAATTGTGTTAGTTGTGCACTGGCAAAATCAATGTGGTTGTTAGCACCATAACTAAAAGCATTAGACCATGTTAGTGTTTTTATTGTTATCATTTGCGAGTTTTCGTTTTAGTTCTTGCAAGCCGCCCACATACACACCGTCTACAAAAATCTGTGGAACACTGCGTGCGTGTGGAACTGCTTCAATTAGTTCTTTTTTAGTATAACCATTAACGCCTAGCATACGCTCCTCAATCTGAACTCCATGCAAGTCCAGTAATCGCTTGGCTTCTGTACAAGCAGGACAGTTTGTTTGCGACCACACTTGCGCTGATTTAGGTGAGTTTTTCTGCATGATTTTGCATCTCCTTGAGAACCTTGTCAATAGTAGGTTCTGGTAGTTCTAAAATATAGGTTAAGTACTCGCGAACTTCTGCGTCCAGTGACATTTCAGGCTCTAGCATTAGCGCACTATCGGTATCACGTTTGATAACTTTGCTTGCAATAAGTTCACTATCCGCTAATTCTCCAAGTTCTTGCATGTCGCCTTGGACTTCGTACACGGTGTGGTCAAAGTCTGTAGAAACTGGCGTCTCGTCAGCGGTGATTGTTCGTTTAATGAGTTGCGGCAAGTTGAATTTAAGCCACTGATGTTCCAGGCTATTAACATCAAGCAGAATAGCACCGGTATCAACCCTGGAACGATGAAAGCTAGTAGTATAAGGGCTACCAGGGTAAAGAATATTTCTTTGAGAGTTTTCATATGAATGCAAGTCACCTGCTAGTACAATATCCCAGCGATCAAATAGGGTCAAGTCAAGCTCTGGCTTAACGTGTGGAGGAATTTCACCACGAACGTGCGTGCAAAGAATGCGACCACCAAACGCACGACCGTGCTTTTCAAAATCTTTGAGCTTGTTGTAGGGGATAATGTCTATGCCAAAACCGCAGTTTTCGTAGTAGTCGTCAACAACGCTTACTAGCGGGTTGAGTCTGTGAGTAGACTTTTTTAGGTTTGTTAGAAATGTTGTGTCTTTTTTCAACATTTCATGATTGCCTGGGTAGACCAGTGTGGGCTTTGTAAAAGATTCCACAAAGTCAAAGTAAAGCTCTACTTCATCCATTGTAGGTAGTCGGTCAAATACGTCGCCACCTATGATTACCAAGTCTGCTGATTGTTGCATTTCTGCAAACTGTTCAACAAACATTTGAAACCTGTTTTTAGCCCAGTCTAGAGGAACGTTTTTTTGACCCAATTTAATGTGTACGTCTGCTGTAAAAAGTATTTTCATATTATACGAGACAAAATAGCCCGCTAAGCTTTTACGTTTAGCGGGCTATGTGTGTTTAACCTAGTTCTTTAACAGCTTCTTGTGCAGCTTCGTCGCCAGCATCGCCGTCTTCAGTGTTAGTGGTAATCTTTTCCAAGAGAGCAAGCACTTCGGCTTCAGTTGGGCGAGGGTATTTTTCGTCAATTGACTTGGCTTCGGCAGCAACAGCACGCTCTGCGTCTGTTAGCTTGCGTGGCTTGCAACGTAGCACGCTCAAGTCATAGCTGATGTTAAAAGCCAGCGGGCCTGTTTTAGTACGTTTAAAAACAACATCCCAGCCAGTGTCTGGGTCGGTTGGGTCGCCCAAGTCTTCAGCTGCACTTACAATCTGTTCAAACAGTTTCTTTTTCAAGTTTAGTGCTTTGACCTTGCCGTCTTTGGGATCAATACAGTTAACTGTGTAAGACCATGAGCACTTCAAGTCTGGGAAGAAGGCAGGAACGTGATCTTTTTCGATATTGTCGAATTTTTCTTTGTCACGGCTAAAAGCCAAGCACTCAACAGGAATATCTTTGTTGTTTGCACCTTTAAGCCAGTAGATGTAGCGGGGCAATACGCCACCGATTAAGCGAACTGTGTTTTCGCCGTCTTTGTACTCAAAAGCCTCGACTTTGTTGGAAATTGCTTTGCCTTTGGTATTTTTAAATGAAATTGCCATGTGTTAATTCTCGTATTTGAAGTATATTTTGTTTTGTTTTATGTCGAGCAGGGGATTTAATGCAAGTGTGTTTAAGTCTAGGTCTTTGAAATAACTTAAGTCTAGGTAAGTAACTTTGTACAATTTGTATAAGCTATAGTCTCGCCTTCCTGCTAGTCGAATATATTGTGCTTTAAAAGCTATATCCGTGGGGTCGTTGAAAAGTGAAGCGGCATCCAACAAGAAACTGTGTCCGACAAGGTTGCGGTAATTATTTGTGTCGCGGTGGTTTTTCGGTATTAGTTTTTTGCCAAAGTGCCGTTCCAACATTTGAAGCATTAATTTAGGGTCACAGCTGGTTTCAGACTCCAGTAATTGTAAGTTGAAGAATAGGGCCATAATGTGTTGCTAAGACTATATTATACTATAATAACCAACGTGTGACAAGTGTAAATTTGTCATACCGTTATTACCTGCCAGCCTTTACGTAAATAAAGCGCAAGCCTATCATTATTTTGTTTTTTATCAGCATAACCAGCAAAGTTAATATCTACTACTAGCGGGTCTAGTTTACCATCGTGCATGCGCTGTACCCGACCCACAATTTGTTCTAGTAAACTATCGTTGCTCATTGGAGCAGCTAAGATAACACAGCTAAGACTGTTAATAGATATGCCTTCTGAGAAGATTTGACGTGAGCCACATATGGCACGTTTTTCTCCACTAAGCACTTGCTGTTTAACAAGCTGTCGCTCTTCATATTCGGTGTCGCCTGTAACAACCGCGCAATCTTCGCCAATGTATTCCCTAACTTTATGTAAGAATTCTACTCGGTCTGCAATAACCAACACACTGTGACCACTATTAATGTGCATCTGCGCTAGTTCAGCAATAAACCGTCTGTACTTTTCGGACTCTAATAACTCCGATACCTTTTCAACCCAAGGTACTCCAGGTTTTAGCGTAATTCCTGATTTAACAATATGTACCGTTGGTGTTAGCGTATGTGACTGTGGTGGTTTATAGACTAGTGGTCCAAAGTAATCGCCGAATAAAATGTGCTTGCCGTCTTTGCGAATCATTGTGCCCGACAAGGCAATTCGGTATCGGGCATGGAAAGCGTCCACTGTTTGTGCAAATGTAGTGGCAGGACAGTGGTGGGCCTCGTCAAGG